CTGCCATAGGTCAGTTGGATTGGATTTGAAGTTTGAAGTTGTCCTCCTGGAGAACAAAATCGTTGTTCTCCAAGTCAAGATGATCGGCAGTTCCGAACGTGATAACGAGTTTTCCGCTGCCGTCTTCTTGCAGCACAAAGAAGTCGTCCTCTTGCAGAACATCACGGCGAAGCACCGGCGCGTCAGTGCCACCGGCTTGACCGGCGAACAACCGATTGAGTGCTATGCCGAGTGAAATCATTAGGCGCGAGCGTTAAACGCCACCACACTACCGGAGGAGATTTGAAAGCCGGTGATGTTGCCCACCAGCGGGGTTCCAGCGGGAATCGTCTTGGAGGTCCACGTTCCGGCAATGCGGTGTCCGGTGATCGACGTGAACACCGTCGGCTCAATCGGGATCAAGCCAGACCAAGCGCCGGTCTGCGCTGCGGTAGTGGTGAACAGCTCGAAGCCTTCTCGGCCCATGCTGTACTCGGTTGCGATGTCTGCTTGAACGGCCATTGTGTTTGATCGGTAGAGGGGGCCCCGGCCGTATTACCGAGGCCCCCGGGTTGTGTGTTATCCTTTGCGAACTTTCGGTGCTAAGGCTCCCTGTATCCACAGGATGAGCTTGCCTCCTTCGGGAACGGTCGCGGTGTTGAAGCCGTCGCGCTGGAGAGACGCGTCGACTTCGGGACCAGAAACGAGCTTGGTTTTGCCGTTCTTGTCCACCGAGATGGTTGTGGCGATTCTCATGACTTGGCCGATTAGGCGGTGGTCAGGATCTCGGCCTGGGTCGTGTCCGCAGCCGCGGCGCCAAACATGATGTCGTAGGACGCCATGTGGCTGCGAGTTGCGCGGCTGTACCAGACGGAGAGCAGGCAGCTCAGGCCGTTATTGGTGGTGACCGTGCGTTGCTCAACAAACTCACCGGCGATCATACCGACCGGCAGGCCGGCGGCGATGGCGATGGAGTCAGGGCCGCAAACGAAGCCGACCGTGTTGGTTTCCGCGGAGGTCCAGCGGTTGTTCTCGGCGATCACATCGAAGCCGAACCGGCCGTTGTTGAGGGGGCCGTAGCGGCTGTCGGGCATAGCCACGGTGCCGGCGGAGGCAGTGCTCTGACCGGAGAACTGGATGCGGGCCAAGTGGCCACCGTCCAGGATGAGGTTCTTGCTCCGGTAGTTTTTCGCCAGAGCGAGGATCGCAGGAAGGTCGGAGCTGTCGAAGTTGGCGGCAGCGCCGATTCCGGTAACGGCGCCGTAATTGCCGGTGACCATCAAGGCGGTCAGCTTGTCGCTGATGCCGTAGGCGAACAGGTCGGCGGAACCAGCAGCCAGATCGGCCAGGCTGAAACCTTGGTTAAGCTCCTGCTGGGTGATCGTAAAATTCTTGGAGATCTGCTGCACGGTCACCTGAACGTTGTCCAAGGTGCTGTCGTTGTTGGTTTCCCAGTTCGTCGGGTTGGTCTGGGCAGCGGTGCCGGTGCTGTACTTCTTGACCTGCACACGTGCCTGAGGGCGGAGGTTGTCCAGGCCGACGTTCCGGGAGAACGCGGAGACCAAGGCCAAACGGGTGGCGGCCACGGTGATCACGGCATCGGCGAGATAGTCGACAACCAAGCTGCCGGCGAACGTGTTGGCGTTCTGCGGAGCGTGAATGGCGCTCTGGCGCAACAGCTCGCTATGGTTGGAGATCAACCAGGAGCGGCGGTCGGCACCGGCCTGCATCTTCTTGTGAGCCTCAAGCAACGGGTTGCCGAGGTTCTCGATGCGAACCGGGGCGATGGGCTCCGGAGCCGGGGCGGCGGTGATGGTCTTGGCGCTGATGGCAGCGGCAACGGCCTTGGCGACGATGGCGTCGATGTCGAGGGCGGTCGGCGCACTAGGAGCGGCCGCCACCACGGTGTTGGATTCAGTCATGTTGTGTGGTGTCTGCTGTGATGTCGGCGCGGTTGTCGCGCCATCTTCGGAGGCGGAAGTGCCTGCCGTAGAAAGTTTATCGTCCGGAGATTCATCCGGTGTTTCGCCTTCCTCGATTTCGAGCTGGGCATAGAGGGCCTTGAACCAGTCACGGCCGGCGGCGCCGCCCCACAGATTGGCTGACACGTCTGCCGGGCTGTTGGGCTCGGCTTCAAGGAAGCGCTCATTGCGCGCCCACCATGCGTTCGCCTTCTGGATCTTGGCCTCGTTAGGGGCTTCACCGGCCACCAAGGCCTCGGCCTCTAGGACGGTCTGCTTCTCAAGGCCATCACCGGCGAGACCTTCGGCATACTGCTCAAGGCCGCGGCGGAGGTTGTTTCGGACGGTCTCCGGGGCGGTCTTGGTGACGGCACGAGGATGCCAGCAGGCTGCCATGGCGAGCTGCTCGGTCGAGCGTTGAGCCAGTCCAAACTGGATAGCTTCCTCGGCGGTGAACCAAGTTTCGGCCTTCATGGCTGCCCGGATCTGCGAAGTCGGTTTTCCGGTGGCCTTGGCGTAGATCGAAGCCAGAACCTCGGCGTGTTGGTCCAAGGCGTCGGCCATCTTCCGCATATCCTCCGAGGTGCCTGCCACCATTCCGGAGGGGTCGTGAATCATGAACAGAGACGCTTCGGCCATCTCAACCGTATCGCCGGCCAGGGCGATGATTGAAGCAATCGAGGCCGCGATGCCGACCACCCGGGTGGTGACGGGCGCCTGACGGCCTCGGAGCATATTGTAGATCGACAAACCATCCCAGACGTTGCCGCCGGGGCTGTTGATCTCGACCACAAGGGGGCCTTGGCCGACGTCCTGCAGGGTTTGGCTGAAGGCCTTGGCCGACACACCGGAACCGCCGAACCAGTCCTCACCGATTTGGTCGAAGATCTGGATGGTGGCGGGCTCCATGGCCGAGGCCCGCGGCTGGTATGAAAGCCAGTTGGTTACTTTAGTCATTCGGTTTTTTTGGCCCTAGGTTTGCGTTTCTTCGGGCCTGCCACGGCGACAACCTCTTGGATGGGCTCGGCCGGGATTTGTTCAGGCATAGTGCCCGACGGGTTTTCCTGCATGGCCATGTCGGCTGGCTCCGGGGCGATGGGCTGCTTCTGGGCGGTCGAGATTTGCGAGACGTCGATGCCGTACTTGCCAGCGAGGTCTTGAATGTATTTGGCCTGTTGGGCCTTCGACTCCAAGGCGGAGCGCCAGTCGATACCGCGGGCGCCATAAATCTCGTCGAAAGTCGTCACACCGGCTTCCAGCTCGGCCAGTTGGGCGGCAGAGTTGCGGCCGACATCGACATTCGGGGCCCGCGGCGCCTGGATGGAGACTTCGTACCAGTCGTCTGGAGAGTCGCGCAGGCTGGGATCCACCCGGATGGCGTACTCCATGACGTGTTCCCAGATACGGCGGGCGGCCGATGCCATCACCTGGTGGCGGCTCCGGAACCATACCGACGACATATCGAGGGCGCCGCGGTAGACGGTGCCCTGCATTCCTTCGGGAAATACCAGGATGTACGGGATGCCGACGCCGGCGCACACCTTCTCGGTCAGGTTGCGCCAGTATTCGCGCATGTTGACGTTGGGGCGGTCGGCTTGGAACTGCTCGAACTCGTCGCCGGACTTCAGCACCTTCACCGAGGAACCGAACACGTTCTCGTAGTAGTTCTGGGCAGTGCCTTGAGAACCGGCCACACCGGAGCGCAGGCTGGTGGCTTGGACCTCACCGGAGCTGGTCTTGATCACCTGGGCCACACTGGAGGCCAGCTTACAGGATTCCATCTCCAGCTTTTGGAGGTCGTCCAGGTCGTGAAGGTCGTTGATCACACAAGCCACGAACGGCAGGCCGCGGAGCTGGCCGGCACGCTGGGCTTCGTAGATGTGAATGATCGAGTCGGATGAGATCGAGCGAATGTCGGCGAGCTGTCCCTGTTGTTGCTCCTGGCCGACGAAGTAACTGAGAGCCCGACCGGTGCGAGTATCGAACCGCACACCGTCGAAGATGTCCGGTTGATTCTCCTGCCCGGTAGGGGTGGAAACCTGCTGCGGCTCGATGAGCTGCAGGCGGGGCCGGCCGGTTTCGCCCTTAGTGAGCAAGATGAAAGATTCGCCGTCGTAGAACCAGCCGCGGGAAGCCAATGACATCAGGGTGCCGAAAGACTGCCGGGATCCGATGTCCGGATATCTGCACCAGATATCCCACCATTTCTTGGCCTTGAGATTCCATTCCGGATCCGAGGAAGCCGGCTGCACCGAGAAATTGCTGCCGACGGTGTAGTTCTCGAACAGATCACCGAGGCGGTTCATCACCGCGTTGTTCTGCTCGAAGAATCGGCTTTTCCGCACGATCTGCTGCCGGGTGGAGCTGGTGACATCGAACCGCACCGAGGTGTAGCTGGTGTCGAGGAAGGATCGGCGGATCGAGTTAGACGCGCCCTCGTAACGGTCGACGGGTGCCGACCGGAACTTGTTCAGGATGGTGTCGAGGAAACCCATTAGGACATCCCCACCCGGTAGCTCGCCTCTCGGCGAAAGTTCGAGAAGTCGCCGCCGTAAGACGTGGCAGCCACGAGCACCACGGCCATCATCTTGTTGTAAATCTGGGTGTCGGTGGGGCTGGCAATGCCGTCCTGGCCGAGGTAGTAAACAGCCAGCTCGTAGTCTCCGATTAGACTTTCCCACATTTCCACCATCTCAGACGGGGTGGGGGCGCCTTTGCCGGGCTCGGCAAACTCAACGGACACATCCGACGATGAGGTCGACCGGACAACCTGTCCGGATTCGATCACCGACGATGCCGCCACGGACTTGGCCGACAAGGCGGCCAATAGGGTCACGCCACCGAGCGTCGAGTAGACAGCCCGGAGGTAGCTCCTTTTGATGGCCACCGTGAATGTGAACATTCCGGCGGAGACCCTGCAGGTGTTTGGACTGCCTTCAACCAGTTAGTAAAATTATTGGTCGGGTGTGGAAACAAGGTCGTTCCACAGCATCACCATGGCGAGCTGCATGATTTCGCAGTCATGCAGATGGTCGGGCCACTTTTGGTTGCGTTTTACCCAGACGTGTTTGATCCGGCCGGCACGGTTGGCTTGTGGGCGCAGGACGTGAGAGTCGAGGTGACGCCAGTAGAGATCGGGCTCGGCGATGTAGGCGCCTTCGGCCTGCACGCTGGGCGGTTCCTGATGGACGCCCCATTCCCGGTCGATGTCGCCTTTCCGGAGCCTCGATAGCATGTCCCGGAGGTGCTCGGTGTCGAATACTAGGAGGGGCTGCACCACGTCAGTCCGCATCGAGGAGGATG